TTTGTGCAGTATATTTTTTCGTTATGACTTGCTATCATTGAATTTGTATGGTAACATGGTTACAATGGGAATAGAATCTCGATTACAAAACAGCCCCTTGAGGGCGTTAAAATAAATGATGCAGACTTGCTTTTTGGCAGGTCTTTTTTGTTGGGGGGTGATAACGTGGCAAGATTTAAACCAACCCGCTTTATGGCGGAGAATTCCAAGTATAACAAAAAGGCGGCAGACTATGCCGTCTCTTTTATTGAGTGCCTCAGCCACACCAAAGGCACATGGGCTGGAAAGAAATTTGAACTTCTGGACTGGCAGGAACAGATTATCCGTGACCTGTTTGGGGTTCTGAAACCGAATGGATATCGTCAGTTTAACACGGCTTACATTGAAATTCCGAAGAAGAATGGAAAATCAGAACTTGCTGCTGCCGTTGCTCTGCTATTAACTTGCGGTGACGGTGAAGAACGTGCCGAAGTTTACGGTTGTGCTGCCGACCGACAACAGGCTGCCATTGTATTTGACGTAGCAGCGGATATGGTACGAATGTGCCCTGCCCTTTCCAAGCGGGTGAAGATCCTGACCTCACAGAAGCGTATCGTGTACCTCCCGACCAACAGCTTTTATCAGGTGCTTTCGGCAGAAGCCTATTCCAAGCATGGCTTTAACATTCACGGTGTTGTGTTTGATGAGCTTCATACGCAGCCGAACAGAAAGCTGTTCGATGTTATGACCAAAGGCTCCGGCGATGCCAGAATGCAGCCTTTGTATTTTCTTATCACGACTGCCGGCACAGACACAAATTCAATTTGCTATGAAGTTCACCAAAAGGCAAAGGACATTCTGGAGGGCAGAAAGCATGATCCGACTTTCTATCCGGTTATCTATGGTGCAGATGAATCGGAGGACTGGACGGATCCGAAGGTTTGGAAAAAAGCAAATCCATCCCTCGACAAGACAATTGGAATGGATAAAGTTGTAGCTGCGTGTAATTCTGCAAAGGAAACTCCCGGTGAGGAAAATGCGTTTCGGCAACTGCGTTTGAATCAATGGGTAAAACAGGCGGTGCGTTGGATGCCGATGGAAAAATGGGACAAATGCAAGGTCGCTTTTGATGAAGAGATGCTTGCAGGTCGTATCTGCTACGGTGGACTCGACCTTTCCAGTACAACAGATATTACAGCTTTTGTGCTTGTTTTTCCGCCAACAGATGAAGATGAGCATTATTATGTTTTGCCCTACTTCTGGCTGCCGGAAGGAACTTTGCCTTTAAGAGTTCGCCGTGACCATGTTCCCTACGATATATGGGAACGGCAAGGCTATCTGAAAACCACTGAGGGCAATGTGGTTCACTACGGTTTTATCGAAAACTTCATCGATGAACTGGGACAGAAGTTTCACATCAAAGAAATAGCATTTGACCGTTGGGGTGCAGTGCAGATGTCACAGAATCTGGAGGGGCTTGGATTTACAATGGTTCAGTTCGGTCAGGGTTACAAAGATATGTCACCACCGACCAAGGAATTGATGAAACTGACCTTGGAACAGACGCTTGCCCACAACGGACATCCTGTTTTGAGGTGGATGATGGACAATATCTTCATTCGCCGTGATCCTGCCGGAAACATCAAACCGGACAAAGAAAAATCCACAGAGAAGATTGACGGTGCAGTTGCCATGATTATGGCTCTTGACCGTGCGATTCGCTGTGGACTTGGTAATTCTGGGGTGAGTGTTTATGATGAGAGGGAGATGTTGATTTTATAGATGTAGTTACCCCTACAAATTGGAATTTGAATTTTCTAATTCTAAGCATCTATTATAACTTCCAAACGCCTGACCATTTTTTGAGGATAAAGACTTGCCATACTACCATGTCCCATATTTTCAAAATTGATAAACCTTGTATCTGGAAAATGATTTTTAATATATTTAATATCCCATGCTCGGTCTTTTGCTTCCTTATCTCCATACCAATATTGCAGACACCCTTCATATTTAGGCATGTTCTTTGGCATAACATAATTATTGCATGAATCAAAAGTTCGCCATATTGTTTTATAACTTATAAAATGAAGAACCTTGACAATATACTTTAAATCTTCCTTACTATACTCATCAGTAGAAAAAGCTTTTTCAAGAAGCCCTAACCCTCCGATTTTCCCCATAGAAATCATCAGGAAATCTTTGACAGCTATAAACCTTGTGATGAGCCGCGGAAGCTGATAAGGTGTAATTCCACCATCGCAAACCGCATTTTTTATAATAATTTTCTGTTCGGCAATCATTTTCAGCACAATAGCTCCCCCCATAGAACAACCATAAAGAGTATCTATTGTTCTGATTTTATGTTCTATTAGCCATTTTGCTAAATTATCGGCAATTTCCTCTACACTGGTAAAATCTTCATTTGGATTTTCTTCATCATATCCGGGCAGCGCAGGAATAATTAGGTGATACTTGTCCTTAAGTAATGGTATGACATTTTCAAAATAGTCCCACATAACTACAGAAGGATGTATCAGTACGATTACTTTTTCTCTATTTGCTCCGTATTCGTGAATTGTCATTATATCACCTCCACAACTTCCGATTTGTAAGGCTGATGCCCTACATATTGTTAAGCATATTATACCACACCCATATACGAAAAGTCAAGAAAGGAGCGTGATTTCATGGGTATTTTCACAGGACTATTCAAGTCCAGAGATAAGCCGACCAACAGCTATGATTCGCCGTCCTACACATATTTTTTCGGACGAGCCCACAGTGGTAAGCGTGTAGATGACCGCAGTGCCATGCAGCATACAGTGGTTTATGCCTGCGTGAGGGTTCTGTCCGAGGCCATTGCCCAGCTGCCATTACACGTTTACCAATATACCGAAAATGGAAAAGAGCGAGTGCCGCAGCACCCGCTCTATTTTTTGCTCCACGATCAGCCAAATCCAGAAATGACATCATTTGTTTTCAGGGAGACCTTAATGTCCCACTTACTGATTTACGGTAATGCCTATGCACAGATCATCCGAAACGGCAGAGGTGATGTTTTGGGATTGTATCCGCTGATGCCGGATAAGGTCAGAGTAGACCGTGACCAGCGAAACCGTCTGGTCTACATCTACAGCCGCTACGATGAAGCCAATCCAAACCTGAAACAGCAGGGCGATATTGTCCTGCAGGCAGAAGATGTGTTGCACATTCCCGGACTTGGGTATGACGGCTTGGTGGGATATTCTCCCATTGCTCTTGCGAAGAATGCAATCGGTATTTCCCTCGCCTGTGAAGACTATGGTTCTACCTTTTTCGCCAACGGTGCCAGTCCATCCGGTGTATTGGAACATCCGGGTGTCATTAAAAATCCAGAGCGTGTACGAGATGCCTGGCAGCGTGCCTATGGCGGTTCTAACTCGCATCATACCGCAATTTTGGAAGAGGGCATGAAATACACGCCTATTTCCATCCCCAATAATGAAGCACAGTTTCTCGAAACCAGAAAGTTTCAGGTAGAGGAAATTGCACGGCTGTATCGAGTGCCGCTCCATATGATCGGTGACTTAGACCATGCAACATTCAGTAACGTGGAACATCTGTCATTGGATTTCGTGAAGTACAGTCTTGACCCATGGATTGTTCGTTGGGAACAGGGACTACAAAAGGCATTGCTTTCCGATTCAGAGAAAGGCAAGTATTTCATCAAATTTAATGTTGAGGGGCTCTTGCGTGGTGATTACGCATCGAGAATGCAAGGATATGCTACCGCACGACAAAATGGCTGGATGTCTGCTAACGATATTCGTGAACTGGAAGATATGAATATGATTCCTGCCGAAGAAGGCGGAAATCTCTATCTTGTAAATGGTTCATTTACAAAGCTTGCTGATGCAGGTGCATTTGCAAAGAAAAATGAAAAGGAGGAAACGACCCATGAAGAATAATCGTTTCTGGAACTGGGTACGCAATGAAGAAACCGGTGCATCGGAGATGTATTTGTACGGTGCCATTGCGGAGAGTACCTGGTTTGAAGATGACGTCACCCCCGCCATGTTCCGTTCGGAACTGCAAAAACACAGCGGTGATGTGACCGTCTTTATCAACTCGCCGGGCGGCGATGTGTTTGCTGCCAGTCAGATCTATACCATGCTCCGAAACCATCCGGGAAAGGTCACAGTCAAGATCGACGGCATTGCCGCTTCTGCGGCTTCCGTGGTGGCGATGGCTGGAGAAGAAACCTTGATTTCACCGACCGGAATGCTGATGTGCCACAATCCGATGACCTGTGCCATGGGCAACAAGGCAGATATGGAGAAAGCAATCGCACTTCTGGACGAAGTCAAAGAATCCATTATCAATGCTTATGCAGAAAAATCGCATCTCAGCCGCAATAAGATCGCAAGGCTGATGGATGAAGAAACGTGGATGAATGCAGAAAAAGCATTGCAGCTGGGATTTGTAGACGGCATTCTCTTTTCTAAAAAGAATCCGTTTGTTCCAGAAGAACCAGAAAAAACAGATCCAGATGAAGAAGAAACAGAGGAATCTCCTAAAGAAGATCCGGATGAAAAAAAGAAGGAAAGCACAGCATCCATGCTGTACACACCATCTAAAACGCTGGATTCTTTTCTGCAGAAGATTTCTGCAACTGCATCCAAAGGCATGCCGATCAACCAATTGGACAAGCGGCTGGAGCTTTTGAAATATTAAAAACTATAGGAGGACTGATACTATGACAATTCAGGAACTGAGAGAAAAAAGAAGCAAGGCATGGGATACTGCCCGTGACTTTTTGGATTCCAAGCGAAATGAAAGCGGTCTGCTTTCGGAAGATGACAGCAAGACATACGATGCCATGGAGCAGCAGATCGTGGCATACGGCAAGGAAATCCAGCGGCTGGAACGACAGGCTCAGATTGAGGCAGAAATGAACAAGCCTACTTCTACGCCGATTCAGAACAAGCCGAACGCACCCACTCACAGTGATACCAAGACCGGCATTGCATCGGATGCATATCGTACTGCTTTCTGGAACAACATCCGCAACCGCAATTTTTACGATGTCCGAAACGACCTGCAGGTTGGTACAGATACCGAGGGCGGCTATCTTGTTCCAAATGAGTTTGAACGAAAACTGGTGGAAGCCCTGACCGAAGAAAACATTTTCCGGCAGCTGGCAACCGTTATCAAGACTTCCTCTGGTGATCGAAAGATTTCCATCGTTACTTCTAAGGGCGAAGCTGCCTGGATGGACGAGGAAGACGCATATAAGCTGTCGGATGATACCTTTGGACAGGCTTCTCTTGGTGCGTACAAGGTCGGTACGGCAATTAAGATCTCTGAGGAACTGCTGAATGATGCTGCTTTTGACCTGCCGTCCTATATTGCAAAGGAATTTGCAAGAAGAATCGGTGCAAAGGAAGAAGAAGCTTTCTTCATTGGTGATGGCAAGGGCAAGCCGACTGGTATCTTTGCTGCAACGGGCGGTGCAGAAAGCGGAGCGACAACCAGCACTGCAAATATCACTTTCGATGATGTTCTGGAACTGTTCTATTCTCTGAGAAGCCCGTATCGTAAGAAGGCGGTGTGGGTTCTCAACGATTCCACAGTAAAGGCACTTCGCAAGCTGAAGGACAGCACTGGCAATTACATCTGGAATCCGTCTGTGCAGGCAGGCGTACCGGATACCATTCTGAATCGTCCGTACTACACTTCCAGTTATGTGCCGGAAATCAAGGCAGGTGCAAAGTGTCTTGCTTTCGGCGATTTCAGCTATTATTGGATCGGCGACCGTCAGGGACGCTCCTTTAAGCGACTGAATGAAGTATTTGCAATGAACGGTCAGGTTGGATTCCTCGCATCTCAGCGTGTCGATGGCAGACTGATTCTGACCGAAGCCGTAAAGACACTTGGCATGAAAGCGTAATCAGAGAAAGGGGTTGGAGTGGGTGGTAACTTTACAGGAAGTCAAGCAGTATCTGCGGATTGATTTTGAAGATGATGATACATTGCTTCTCTCCCTTATTTCAACTGCAAAACAGCTGGTCATGGATGTGGGAAGAATGGACGAGGAACGCTTTTCAGAAAACGAAGATGTGGTACGAACAGCAATGCTCTACACGGTTTCTTATCTCTATGAAAACCGCAATACCGCAGACTTTTCCAAGCTGACGTTAACGCTTCGTGCCATGCTGTTTGCACAGCGAGAGGATGTGATTTGATGGAAATTGGAACACTCAATCAGCGAATTACCTTTCTGGAAAATCGTGTTGTTACCGATGAAATCGGCAATCACACTGCTGTGTGGGACGAAGCTTTTTCCTGCTGGGCAAGAGTGACTTTGAAAGCTTCTGCGGAGCATACGGACTCTGGTGTGACCAAAGAAACACAAACGCTGGAATTCCTCATTCGGCAAAGTCAGCACTGGATGCCGTCTGTAACAGGCAACCGAATCTTGTTTCGGAATGTCACATACAACATCACCAGTGTTACACCGGATTATCTGCACAAGGACTATCTGAAACTTACTGCAGAAGCCAGAAAGGCAGGACAAAATGACTAGTATTGACAATCTTGCAGAGGAAATTATGCAGGGCTTGCAGGAATATGCAGATCTTGCAGATACTGCCATGAAAAAGGCTGTCCGGAAAACCGCCACGCAAGTGAAAAACGAGATTTCCGCCAATGCTCCGAAGGACACCGGAAAATATGCAAAAAGCTGGGCAACGAAAAAGACTGGCGAAAATAGCCATTCTTTGGAGATGACTGTCCACAGTAAGAATCGTTACCAACTGGCACACCTTTTGGAAAAGGGACACGCCAAGCGTGGAGGTGGACGTGTTTCCGGCAAACCGCATATTGCTCCTGCGGAAGAAAACGGTGTGCAGTTGCTGGAGAATTTAATCGAGGGGGCGTTGTCATGACCTACGAACAAATCGCAGAAATGATGGAGGAGATGGGACTGCCTTTCGCCTACCACCATTTCGCCGAGGGCGAAAGCCCTGCACCGCCTTTTTTGCTGTTCTTATCTCCCGGCGAGAATACATTTTCTGCGGATAATTTGGCATATTTCAGTTGCAAACAGCTGGACATTGAATTGTACACAGACAAAAAGCAGCCGGAATTGGAAGAACAGGTGGAGTCAGTGCTTTCCCAGCACGAGATTTATTATACAAAAACAGAAACATTCATTGATTCGGAAGAATTGTATGAAGTACTCTATGAGATGGAGGTTTAAGTCCTATGGCAAACAAAAAGAATAAGGTCAAATTCGGTTTGACCAATGTACACTACGCTAAAATCAAGGACTGGGTAACCGATGCCAGCGGAGCCAATTTGACACCAGTCTATGTGGACCCGGTGCGTCTGCCGGGTGCGGTTTCCATTTCCATTGATGCAAACGGCGAAAACGAAAATTTTTATGCCGATGACATCGTATACTACGTGATTTCCAACAATTCTGGCTATGAAGGTGATTTGGAAATCGCCCTGATTCCTACAGATTTCTCTACAGATATTCTGGGAGAAATCTTGGACAGCAACGGCGTTCTGGTGGAACGAAATGATGATGAGGTATCACAGTTTGCATTGCTGTTTGAATTCACCGGAGATAAGCGAAAGATTCGCCATGTTCTCTATTGCTGTTCCGCTTCCCGTCCGGCAACAGAGGGACAGACCACCGAGGACAGCAAGGAAGTAAAGACTGAAACCATCTCTATCAAGGCTTCGGCACTGCCCAACGGTCTGGTAAAGGCAAAGACTTGTGAATCCACAGATGCTTCTACCTATGATGGCTGGTACAAGAACGTATACACACCGGCAGCCGGAACGACTTCCAAGACCACTGTAAAAGCGTAAGGAGGGTGCAGTATGGCAATTCAGAAGAACATCACCATTGACGGCATTGATGTGCCGTTCAAGGCAAGTGCAGCAGTTCCCAGACTGTATCGTTTGAAATTTCGCAGAGATATTTATCAGGACTTTGCAGCACTGCAAAAATCTGTGGGAGAAAAAACAGAGGATTCCTCTGCACTGGACATTGAAAGCCTTGAGGTGTTTGAAAACATCGCCTACATCATGGCAAAGCACGCTGATGCAGCCATTCCGACATCACCAGACGAGTGGCTGGAGCAGTTTAACACGTTCAGCATCTATGAGATCTTGCCGCAGCTGATCGATCTCTGGGGTTTGAACGTAGAAACACAGGTTCAGTCTAAAAAAAACATCGCCCGATTGACCGACCGATGACCACACCACTTTTCCTTCTCCGTTGTGTGCAGATCGGGCTGTCCCTCTCGGAGCTTGATCTGCTCACGATTGGAGTTGTAAATGATATGTTCACAGAAAAAGAAAACGACGAATACGATGGTTGGCATGAGGTCGCTGGGCAGGCGGATTTTGATGCGTTTTGATAATTGACTTTGTAGCTAATATGTGGTATAATCATCATGAGGTGATAATATTATGCCAACACCATCAGAAATGAGACTTCCAATTCCAAAGTCTCCGTATGAATTTGAGAGTATATGTCTTGATTACATTAAATGCAATTATCCATATTCAAATGCTCAGCAATATGGTCGTCAAGGTCAAAATCAACACGGAATTGATATATATGGTGGCAATTTTGAGCTTCTTGTGCAATGTAAAAACTACTACATTTCAGCGTCAACCAATGCATCTCAAAAAGCTCAAAATTTAATTCGACAAATTGCAACGGATTACAATGCTGCAAAAACGTATTTCCCAAAATACAAGCAATTCATTGTTATGACTACATTTGATAGAGATACTGAAATACAAAATTATGTTGCTGACCTCGGCGGTAATACCTTTGTTTTATTTTGGGATGATATTGAGAGCTTTTTATGCATACATCCCAATATTTTTGCAAAATACTACAATAGTCCATTACTTCAAATTGACACTCAAGCACTAAATCAAATGATTGCAATATCAACCACTTTAAAATCTTATGCGAAATACTTTTATGATCATCGATTTCATAATCCATTTAAAAGAGAATCAGCTGACATCTCGATATATAACAAATATGTTGAAATGTACAATTTGACACACAATTTGCTCGTTCAATACTCCAGTATTGCAGTGCAAACCATAAATACGTCCATTAGTAAATATGTTGAGGAGATTCGGAGTACTATTCCTCCTGGATATGAAGAGTACGGTAATGGTGAAAGTTTATTTGTGTTAACGGATATTCTTTGTGCATTTAATTCAGATGAAAAACTTAATGATTTTAATGCCTCATGTGATAATATAATATTGGAAATCAAAAAAATTTGTCCTTAATCTAATTCAGCACTTGCTTCGGCAGGTGCTTTTTTCATGCTCTCACGGAGGAGGTGAAACCGCATGGCAAACCGCATCAAAGGCATCACCGTAGAAATCGGCGGCGATACCACCAAGCTGTCCAAGGCACTGGAAAGTGTCAACAAGGATATCAAAGGTACGCAGACGCAGCTGAAAGATGTTCAGAAACTGTTGAAACTCGATCCCACCAACACAGAACTCCTATCTCAAAAACACAAACTGCTGGCAGATGCGGTGTCTGCCACCAAAGAAAAGCTGGAAGTGCTGAAAACCGCTGCAGAACAGGCAAATACGGCTCTTGCAAATGGTGAAATCTCACAGCAGCAGTATGATGCTCTACAGCGTGAAATCATCGAAACCGAAAACGAACTGAAACGCCTGACAACAGAAGCAAACAATTCTCACACCGCCTTGGAAAAGATGGGTGTTCTGGGTGAAACACTGCAGTCGGCCGGGGACAAAATTTCCGGTGTGGGACAAAAGCTGCTGCCCGTCACCGCTGGTGTCACGGCTCTGGGAACCATTGCCGTAAAAACTGGTGCGGATTTCGATTCTGCCATGTCAAAGGTGGCAGCGGTGTCTGGTGCGACCGGTTCAGAGATGGATGCTCTCCGGGAAAAGGCTCGTGAAATGGGCAGCAAAACAAAATTTTCTGCGAGTGAAGCTGCCGAAGCCATGAATTATATGGCGATGGCAGGCTGGAAAACCAACGATATGCTCAGCGGTATCGAAGGCATTATGAATCTTGCCGCCGCTTCCGGTGAGGACTTGGCGACAACTTCGGATATTGTCACAGATGCTCTGACCGCTTTCGGCTTAACGGCTGCCGACAGCGGACACTTTGCGGATATTCTGGCGGCCGCAAGTTCTAATGCCAATACCAATGTCAGCATGATGGGTGAAACTTTCAAGTATGCTGCTCCGGTGCTGGGTTCCTTGGGCTATTCCGCTGAAGATTCTGCCATCGCCATTGGACTGATGGCAAACGCCGGTATCAAATCCTCACAGGCTGGTACAGCACTGCGTGCTGCCATTACCAATCTGGCAAAGCCGACAGGCACGGTAGCAGCTGCCATGGAACGATACGGCATTTCTCTGACAGATAGTTCCGGCAAGATGTATTCTTTACGGAAACTCATGGAGCAACTCCGACAGAAATTAGGCGGATTGTCTGAAGCAGAACAGGCACAGGCGGCTGCCTCGCTGTTTGGCAAAGAGGCCATGTCCGGTATGCTGGCGATTATCAACGGTTCACCGGCGGACTTTGAAAAGCTGTCCAATGCCATTAACACTTGTTCCGATACAGTAGACGGCTACAATGGCACAACTGAAAAAATGGCAGCTGTCATGCAGGATAACCTTGCCGGACAAGTGACCATTTTGAAATCTCAGCTGGAAGAGTTGGCGATCTCCTTTTCTGACATTCTGATGCCTACCATTCGGTCTGTGGTTTCCCGTATACAGGACTTGGTGGACAAGCTGAACCAGTTAGACCCACAGACCAAAGAAACCATTGCAAAGATCGCACTGGTGGCTGCTGCTCTGGGGCCGATGCTGGTGGTGCTGGGAAAGACCATCTCCAGCGTGGGAACGGTCTTTTCTGCCATTTCCAAGCTGCCTGCCCTGTTCTCTGCTGTGCAAAGTGGGATCGGGGCTGTAACGGGGGCGTTGGGCGTTTCGCTGGGTCCGCTGCTTGCCATTATCGCAGCTATTGCTGCTCTGGTGGCTGCCTTTGTGTATCTCTGGAAAACCAATGACGAATTTAAAAACAATATCATCGCCATCTGGGAGCAAATCAAAAGCACCTTTGCCGGATTGACACAGGGCATCACTGACCGACTAAATGCTCTGGGATTCGACTTTGAGAGTTTCACCGATGTGCTGAAAGCGGCGTGGGACGGGCTGTGCAATCTGCTGGCTCCTATTTTTGAAGGCGTCTTTCAGAATATCTCCAACATCTTTTCAGAGTTTACTGGCGTTCTTCTGGGGTTGCTGGACGTTCTGATCGGTCTGTTTACTGGTGACTGGGAACAGTGCTGGAATGGCATCAAAGGCATCTTCACATCTATCTGGGACTTCATTGTCAACACGTTCCGCAATATTATGAATACCCTGAAAGGCATTGCAGATGTGGTGCTGGGGTGGTTCGGAACAAGCTGGAACGAAGTCTGGACTTCTATCAAGACATTTTTTGTGGACACATGGAACAGCATCGCCTCCTTCTTCACGGGAATCGTTACCGGAATCCGGGACTTTTTCGTCAACACCTGGACATCCATTTCCAACACTTTTACCGCCATTGTCACTGCCATTCAGACGGTGGCAACGACTGTATTTACGGCGATTCGGGACTTCTTCACCACTATCTTTACAGCGATCTACAACTTTTTCAACACAATTTTCAATGCTATTTACAACGTGGTTTCTACGGTTTTTCAGGCAATTCATAACGTCATTACGACCGTTTGGAATGCCATTTACACCACCTTAG